GGATCAGGCGTGTCATATTCACTCACCACATATTCATGCGTTTCCTCTAATCGCCCATTTTTAAACACTTGCTTCTCAACAAGTTCCCACCTAGAAGTGTTGCGATGAGCGTTGCGAGACAAAATCTGCAACGCCTCCATCACATTGATGCCATCCTCTTCTTCCCTGACCACTCTGATGTTGTCCACTGGCAACTTCGCTTTTTGTGCATCTTAAACGCACAATTGCCTATGGAAACAATCCAACATCCTATTTTTTCTTGTTTTTCTTCACCGCAGCCAAGTAGCCTTTGCAACGCTTTTCACCAGCACTTTCATCCATCTCCTCTTCTGCGTTTTCCTTGCTCATAGAGCCACACATCGTATCAATGTAAGCGTCCCAATAAGCATCGCTCTTGTCACCCTTACTCATGCCAGCTTCGCTTAATGCAATGGCAAGTGCTTGCTTGCGGTTTTTCACCACTTCGCCAGAGCTGCTTTTAAGGGTGCCCGCAGCAAATTCTTTCATCACCTTACGCATCTTGGATTGGCGTTGCTTGGCAGTCATTTTTTGACAATCCCCCAAAAATAAAGATCATGACTATTCTTATTCACATTAAAACAATATTCCGAAAACATGTTTTCCAAATCGAAAGCATCTTCAAAATCTTCTTCTGTCAAATTCTGGTAGTATTCCCATCCTTTCGCCACTGTTAAAGGACTGCTTCCAGCATCACTCCTTGTCGTGCCATGTTCTGGGCGTCCAGTTGTTGCGCAAGTCATAAGCACAAGCCCCTCATCTCGAACCATTCGCACCATGTTCGAGAAGGTTTCTTTCCAATACGGATTGTGCTCAAAACATTCCGCTGAAACCGCCACATCAAAACTACTGGTGGCGCCATCGTAATTCTGCCCTTCACACACCACGTCAACACCAGGACCAGCGCCCACGTCAATGCCAATGTATTCTTTTGGCTTTTCAAAAAAGCGCCTAACGCTTCCATTAATATCAAGACTGCCAATTTCAACAATCCTTCCGCCAATAAAGAACGATGGAAGGGAGTAACGCATTGCTCCCATGAATTGCTGCTGTTCGTAATGAGCCATGATCACTTGTTAAATGCTGTTGTAAATTGTTCCTTGCCAGGCAATCCGCCCCATTTCACTTGGTAATAAGCTTTGTTCCTTTCAAAGCAGCACCAATGCATGCGCTTGTAATGATCATCTCCGCGATGTAAAGTGCTTGAATTGTCGTGACTCCATGAGGGAAGATTAACTTTTACTGCCGGATTGTTCGCAACAAGCAAGCGCCAACGGCAATCGTTGTCTTCAAAATAAGCAGGCGCAAATAATTCATCAAACCCTCCCATTGACAACCAAAGCTCTGGACGATTTACATAAAAAGTAGAAAACCCTCCAACTGGATGATTTGTCTCCAAAAGAATAGAGCCGGGATTTGCATCTGCCGCCTCCAAAAACATTTCAATATCATTCAGTCCAAACACCACATCATCATTAGAAATGATGCATTGATTCAACTGATTAATAAGATAGTTCCAAGATTTTGCAACGCCCAAGTTATAAGGAGGCACTGCAACTTTCCATTTCTCCGTATCGCAAAGTTCTGCAAGCTCATTTATAGCTCCGCTATTTTGCATTCGCCCGCCATTGTCCAGAATGAGCACCTCCGCCTCTAAGCGGGGGTGCTCATCATTCAACAAATGATCGCACAAATAAATAAGCTTGTCATAACAAGAAAGAGTGGGAATTCCCACTCTAATTTTGCGCTTAGGCATCACCAAATCCCTTGCCAGCAGTGCTTTCTTTCAGTACGTTGTTGACAATAGCCCTCACGGACTCGCCAATCTTCTCCCATTGATACTTCTCCTGCTGCAAAGCAGAATAGCACCACTTGCCTACTTTCTCAAGGTCTTCGCGATTTTCGTAGTAGTGATTAAGAATTTGCACCATTCCATCGACAGAAGGAACGCCACGGTCAAGACCATAATTACAATCAACCTCCCAGCTTTCAACGGGAATGCGAGGGATTTCATTGAAAATCTCCTTAAGCGATGTGTGGTCTGGTACAATTTGCGCCACGCCGGTTGCAGCGTGTTCAAAGTTTACAAGGCCCCAACCTTCACCAATGCAAGTGTTCACGCCAATATCACAAGCGTTATAAACAAGATTTAGTTTGTCAATGGGAAGACAGTTTGTCACGTCAAAATCCTTGCTGGTTAAAACCAACTTACCTGTAGGCTCGTAACCAAAGTCACGAGCAAAACGCTTAAACAAGGGAATCAAGTCCCACCCTTGATCCTTTGCCCCCATATTCAACCACAGCCGAGCTTCTGGCTTATCAAGAGCAAACTTAATGAACGCCTTGATAGTCAAATCAATGCGTTTACGTGGTTGATTTCGGTTGCCATTAAATACAAAGAATGCATCTTCGGGAAGGCCAAGTGCTTTACGTGCCTCTTCCTTCTTCACTGGGAAGAATGTCGAATGATTGATTCCATGAGGAATTACGTCACAAGGCATTTCGCACCCTGCTTTGCGCACTTCCTCCAAACCAAAATTAGTGTAAGTAGCCATGCCATCCCATTCCTTGCATTCATTGAACACTTCTGGGAAAAAGCCATAGCTATCAGTGGGAAAATATCCATACCACTTAAAACCAAGCTTTTCTTTCAATGGCTTAGCCACACGCCAAAGTTTGTTCAAAATCCAAATATCATTCACGGCAAACACCAAATCAGGGCGCTCCTTCACAAGAAGCTCCTGCAAACGATGCGAACCAAATGGATCGGAACCACCAGCATGTGCTGGATACATGCGATAAGGGAGATCATGAGGATCTCCCCACCAATTTACGGCTAGCACTACAATTTCATGCTCCTTTGCTAGCTCAGGAAGCAAATTTTCGGCTACACGCCCAAAACCAGTTTGAACAGCAGCGTCTCCGCAATAAAGAATTTTGGCCATAACACCATGAAGTCTTGCATGATGTTAAGCGCCATTTCTACACAGGACTACTCGGTACAGCGTTTCTTTTGTACTGCACAGAACATTTGCACCTGGCTTTGCATTCACAACGTTGACCAGGCATTGGCAAACTTCCCAATGGCACCAATCCTGCTCTTGCATAACGCACGCAATCATCACAATGCGCAGCCTGTGGATCCAAAATCCTACGCATTAAAGAGTAGCCTTGTTGGGCTTGACGATTACTGGCACCTTCCCAGTAAGAGCTTCGCACGCTTTCAGCATATAGCTGCACACGAGCAAGAGCCATGGCAGGAGAAACGCGGCCAGCCAAAATGTCGCTAGCAAAATTCTGTAGATAACGATATTCCGCACGAAGCCTTTGACCAATGCGACCATACTCCGCACTTCCCATACTTTCCCTTCCACCATGACCAAGAATTGTTGTTTGAATGTGTGCAGCTTTAATTGCTTCACGAACGCTACCTTGCCATTGATCAATGGTGATATTGCCATCAATCATCATCTCTGTAAAGCGACGCAAATCCTGCCCCAGTTTGTCAATACGACCATCAATCAAGGCCATAACAGCCTTTTCACTCATGAATTGACCAGAAGGGCGCCGATAGCGCCCTAAATTTGCGTCATAAGACCATTCCGCATCAAAACGCGGCCAACTATCACTCAGCGGACTCAACATCACCCGCCTCCAAGATGTCCTTAAACCTGTCAGGAGCTTCCTGTTTCCATTGATTCAACGCTGCATTGATGTCCTCTTCGGAAATCAACGCGGCTTCATCAATGTCGCCAAGAATGGTGCCCTCAGTCTTTAATGGAGTGATGGCATCTTTCTTGAAATATTCTGCCGTTGTTTTCTTGCCCTTGAAAGCACCAGACAATGAACCATGCTTACGCTTATACAATTCCTTGTACTTTCGCGTTACATAAGCACCAGCCACTGCACTAGGCCAAGTCTTAAACTTGGCCTTTGCTGCAGCAATTGCCTTTTTGTGCAGCTCTTTGTCTTTAAATTCAACATCACCGCGTTCCGCTTCAAGGTCTCTCGATAAATACAAACCAGCCTCATCCATTGTCGAAGCGTCAGGCGATGCATCACGCGATCCATCCATTGGAAGGCTTCCATTTGCTTGATCCAAAGGATCACGACCACCAGGAGGCACTGCCATCTTGCCGCTGCTCCCACCATCCTTTGCAGGCATTTCCCGCTTAATGCTTGGATCAATGGTGGTCTCAATACTGTATTCGCTCTTTCCAAACCGCGAATCAGCAACTTCTTGTGGCGTAAGCACTCCCACTTGAATGTAACGAGCATCAACTGCTGCCACTCGTGCTCTCACATCAGCAAGCTCCCTTTCGTTCATTTCAAACAATGGCTTAAAGCTCACTCGCCAATTGTCTGGCATTCGACCATTTGTTGGGCCATTTTTGCTCAGCATGATGTATTCCATCAGCTTCATCAATGGCTTCCGGAAATTTGTCTCCTGATAATGGTGGCAAACTTTTGCAAAATCACGTTCTTCACTACGGCCAGTAGCACCAAGTCCAGAAGGTGATTGGCCAAATAACAATGTGTGTGGAATGCCAGAAGCAGCAATAATATCAATTCTTAGCTTTTCAAGGATTTCAGAAACACCACCAAATTGACGACTAACAAAAGCAAGCTCTTCTTTTTCCGCATCAATTGCATAGCCGCGATAAATGCTCTTGCTCATATCATTAAGCTGCAGCCTATCCCGCACTTGACTTTCCTTGCCAGCAGCAAGCATTGAAGCCAAGCCCCTCACTTTGTGCACAAAAATGTCAAATTCAGTAAGAAGGGTGGCAATGGAGGAAGTGCCACTGTAGTAATGCTTAAAGCTCTCATACACGCTTTGCAATACACTCATCCCCCATCCATAGTTTTTCTGACGGGTGCGATAAGGCAACCAAATGCCATCAAAACGCAAAATCCTATCCTTATGAATGGCGCGTAAATTAGGCTGCTGAATTAAGTCGCCTGAAATGATTTGATAATATGTGGCCTTGGAATAGTCATAGAGGCTATCTTCACTAATAATTGGCGCAATTTGATGCCGGTCTAAGCATTCCATGCCCTCAACGGCACGAATGTTGTTTTTGTCCACTGGCATATCAGACGGGCGACCATCATCGATGTACAAAAGAAGTGCGCTGCCGCCATAAAGTCGTGATGTTTTGGCCGCCTCATTAAAGGCGGGCAAAATGCCTAAATCTTCAATTGATTGCTCCACGCCGGAAAGCGTTTCTGCATTCACGCCTTCACCACCAAATAAAATCTCAAACCCTTCTCGCGTGCATTCGTCTGCAACTAAATCAACAATGCGTCGCATCAACCAATGCGCATAAAGACCTTCGAGATCTTCATGCCCCATAAATGTGACTGGCTTAACTGTGGTCCTAGTCGTTTTATCACGACTAGTGCCCATGCCAGTAAATACATTCTGAAGACCGTCAGCACGCATTCCATACCCAGAATTATGGCCCAATTGCACCAAATCCTCGCTGCTTGTAATGTCTGCCATGCTTAAAATCTTACAGATGTGACTATTCTAAAAGTTGATGAACAATTGTGCATCAACATTGTGAAGGTTATGAAACCTTGGGAAATAAGTGATGACCAGGCTTTCTTGCTCTGATTTCGCTAAGCACGCTCTGCGTCTTGAGCTCTATCCAAAACAGTCCGAAATCCTTGATGGTTTCTTTAAAGGAGGCTATTCACAAGCAACATGGGCACTTGGACGACGCAGTGGCAAAACATTAATGGCCGCAGTAGCCTGCGTCTACATTTGCTTTGTTTTAGAAGATAAATACAAAGCGAAAGTAAGAAAAGGAGAAAAGTGGTACGTCCTTACCGTTGCTAATAGTCAAGACCAAAGCCGTATTGCCCTTAATAACATCCGTCAGCTCATTCTTGATAGCCCTTTCGCGCAAGAAATCGCCCGCGAAACTGCAGATCAATTAGAAATGAGCAATGGTTGTGTATTCAAGGCAATTCCTACTTCTGGTAGGGCCGCTCGTGGTCTTGCATGTTGCGCTTGCGTGTTTGACGAACTCGCATTTGCCGTTGATGGAGATGCAAACTCGGGCGCTAATGGCATTTATCAAGCACTCTCGCCAGCAGTTGCACAGTTCGGTAAAGATGGCAAAATCCTTGAACTATCCTCACCATGGCTAACTGATGGACTCTTCTATCAACATTTCAAAGAAGCGGCATCAGGAAGATTTCCTCACCTTCAAGCAGTAAACCTCCCAACATGGGAGATGAACCCAACCATCTCTCGTGAATTCCTTGACCTGGAACGCCAACGTGATCCAGATAAATTTAACGTTGAATATGGCGCTCAATTCTCAGCTAATCTTTCTGCCTTAATTTCTCCTGATGTTGTTGAAGCGTGCATTGACGATAAAAGGAAAGCTCTTCCTCCAGAAGAGCGTTTTGTTGGCTCTTACGTCCTTTCTCTTGACCCTGCTCGCGGCGGCATTGGTCGAGACAATTACACTGCTTGTATTGTTCATTTTGATAATGGAACTTTAGTAGTGGATAAATTTCACACGTTTGTGGCTGATTTTGAAATCAATGGAAGGAAAGAAGTGAATATCAATGCAGTGGAAGATTGGATACGAGAACAGCACAAGCTATATGTGTTTGAAAAGATTGTCATGGACCAATACAACAGTGCTGGCACCATTCAAGCACTCTCTGGTGATTTTCCCATTGAAGAACTCACTTGG